TTAGATACGTTGGGAAGACAAAAGGCACATGGGCACTTCAGCCGAGCGACAACATAGAGTTAATAATCACTCCAAAGAACAACGACATCAGAGAGAAGATTGCATCATCATCTCGTTTCTCCGACTCTGATCGCGAGGTAATATCAAGCGCATTTGCCCAGGTGATGAACAAGGGATGCCCTTCAGTTGTGGAAAGACAGATTCTCACCATGGATCGATCGTCTGACATCTTTCAAGCAGGCCTGGAAGCAGGGATAAGCACAATCGGCAGGGAGGCATATGTCCTGCAGACAAAGCTGATGGAAAGGCTCACCTCAATGGCGGGGACATCGGCCAGCATCCTAACGGCAATCAATCAGCTAAACAGCTGCTGTGCAAAACAGTCGGACGTGGGAGATCTGATGGGAGAACTAACACGGATAAAAAGCCGACCCGGTGAGGGGAGTGAAGGTCTCGAGTCCTCTAGCGAGGATGAGGACTTTTATGAGGAGCTCACAAATGAAGCCAAGCAGTACACCGTGAATGTGAGAGGAGTCCAAGATTGGGACCAATTCAAGGAGTCCAGTCCGGCGGACATAATACAGGCAATATACCGGACAGGATACAATGACAACAAGATGGAAAAGCCCCCGCAGATCCATAAGCTGACATATAAGCCTCTGGAATGAAACAGACCATCGAGCCGAACTGGGCGGAATGGCCAGAGAGGATGGCAAGATAGTATAGAAAAAATCATACACATCACCGAGCAAGATCCAAAACCATGAAAAGAAGTGAGTGTGACAGCAGTTGCACTCTTATGGGGACCCTTTTCAAGTCAGACCCAGACAGAGGGATAATATGCAAGGGGGCGAAGGTACAGTTGTGCATGGACCACCCCGAAGACTATGACATCATTTTGTTTGTCCGGGATCCAAAAGGAATCACACACAAGAGAGCCAGGTCATATGACCCTTTCATCGAGACATGCAACAAACTGTCCGAGAGCTCCCTAAATAAACTGATCATAGGTCTCCTCTGCGAGTCTTACCAGGATCTGTGGATACACTGCGAACACATAAGCACACCCCTTCGCTCCACAGCACAGCTGGCCAAGGAGCTTGTGACCTTCTCTCCTTTGTCAGAAACCAGAAGAGATGAATTCAATAGGCTTCTATCAATGAAGCCTCTAGAGTCATCCGCCACCGAGGTTGAACAGGAGGCCAGAAGATTGTTCGAACTGATTATAAGACAGCCACACTCCCCACTATCAATCAAGTCTCTTATGGCAGTTTCATCCAATGCAGGCATCACCAGAGCAGCAATTCAGTTCCTAGTGAACAAGGGAAGAATCACAGAGACAAGGGTCAGTGATTACCCTGCCCTTAGGCTCTCAGACGACGAGATTAAGGACACGAAATCCATGATCCTAGACAAGGTGAGATGGTCATCTGGAACAACAGGTGTAACACAGAAAACCCTGAAAAGAACTTTTGCGGATGAAAAGACCAGAGCAGAGGCCGTGGCGATGATTGCTGAGCTTGTGGCAGAAGGAAGTCTGAAGGAGGAGCGAGGAATACT